GTACCATCTGTGTAATGATTGGCATTGCACCACCAAGTTTCTCTTGGGTGTCCCCAGCGACTAACTCCGCTGCTAGTGCAAGCGCCTGCTGTGCCTCTTGGTCTAGTGGTCTCTCCTCGTGTAGCTTGAATACGTCTTTTCCGCCGGCTGCCTGCGATACGTACGAACGCATTGACTGCAGGTAGTAGAGCGTAAAGTGCTGCTTGACGTGCTCCATCATGAGAGGTGTAATCTGTGGTCCTATGAGTGGGTTACCGCCCAGCATTGGGTCAGTCACAAACAACAAGTGAGTCTTGAGGTGTGACAGGTGGTCCTGATCTGGGTACGCTGCTGCGTGTCTTCCCATGGACATAGAGACGTTCTCCAACGCTGGATTTGCCTCCTTGATGCCGTCTGGGTTTGGTAGTATCTCCTCAATGTTTGGAACCTTGAGCTGTTTTAACACGCGCCGATGTGCCGCACGCATGTCATAGAGTTGTGGTGCAGAGTTTGCAAGCTGTAGCACGGCCTGTGCCTGTGCCAGTCGCTGTGTCTCTGAGAATATGTTTGGATCTGATACAGGCTCGACGTCTGTGTTATGAGCAAAGTCTCTGACCTCAATCTCCTCACCAGACTGGTTGTCCATCTCCTCCACGTACCAGTGGTTAATCCTTGATAGGATCTCTAGGGACTTAGACTGTGACCTGTGTAACCTAGAGTGTATCGAGGAGAATACTTTTGATCCTTGCTCGATGAGGGCTTGTGTTGTACCGACTGGTGTATTTGAGTTGACATCACCAATCTTTTCTTCTGCCGTAGTTACTACACCTTTTGCGGCATCTGTCAGCCAGCCTAACAGCGAGAATAGCGTACTCGATGGCTGGTTAAACGGCAATGGCATTGCAAGTTTTCTAACGTCATCAACACCAGGTGCGCCTTCAATTTCTACTACTTGCGTGGGCTCAATACGGTCATTTTGTCCATTAATGCGTCCACCCTTGAGCTTAAGCATCGTCTGACTGTTGTTGATATGAGCGGCGTCAAGTAGAGCACGTAGAGCGCCAGTAAGGGCGGCAGAGAGACCACCAATAAGATGAGGCAGGCCAATAGCATATGCACCCCGCCAAGGAATGAACTTAAACTCAACAATCCAGTCAAGTTTTGTAAGTTTTTCATCGCCAGACTCCCAGTTTCGATATAAAGATAAGACCTTACCTGTCGTGTCGTCGATGGTGAGTATGTAAGGTGCTCGCTTACCATCCGTTAGGTCATCAGCCTCGAGTCTTTCAAAACAAGTGATCTCGTATACCCTTCGAATGCCATCGACGTTCTTACCTGGGCGACTAGCGCCCTCAATCTTGTCGTTAGCCTTCTTGGATTGTGTCTGATCATCAAGGGCCGTATCGGATACATGGTAGTCTTCAATGTCACGATAGATGCCTTGATCAATCCTCTGCTTAAGGATGTCTTCTGTAATGTCTTGTACTTCTGTAACACGCTGTGCCGTATAAAAACTCGTAGCCGAGTAGGGCAGTAGCATGTTGTCAATCGGTACCCACTCGCAGGTAGGTCGTTTTTGCTCGTTGTCATAGCGCCACTTGAGATACTGTGACCCACCGAGTGGTGTCTGTGTTAGGAGGATGTGCATCTCATCCCGGTACTCTGGGATCTGTGTATCCAACTGCCAGTTCATGAAGTTTGTTTTGCGCTCGGAGATTGCCTCCCTAACACGATCTACTTCACCTTGAATTCTTGATTTTACTATCCCGTCCGGCGGAAGAAGTTCCCTAGACGCTGACGCAGCGAAATCAACGCAGGCCTCTGCCATAACTGGGTGCACAACTTTAGAAGCACCATCAAACGTAGCGCCCCCTGGTGCGTCTTTTCCAAGGCCTGTCCTGCGTAATCCGTCTTCATACTGTTTGTCTCTCTCTTTTCTAGCTTCTTTATCAACATCAATTAAATCTAAGTAGTTCTGTGCCAACTCGTCCAATTCATCTTCATCAAGCTCTTCGGCAAGGTTGGCATAAAAGTCTGGGTTCTTAAGCGGACCATCTTTGGGTCTAAAGTTAACCACCACCGAACCATCGTCCAACTCAACAACTTCTTCTTCCATATCCACATCTTGCGACTCAAGTCCAAGTGCCTCTTCTAACTGGGCAACTTCTTTTTCGTTCATTTCCGTTTGCTTTATCTCATCCTCACGCTCGTAAGAGGGCAAGGTAGATCCAGCTTGGATTGGTAGTATTGGATTTGCCATTTATTATATTGGAAGTGGGTGGAAGAATATCTATTACTACTTATGCAAAGAACATTAAACTCTCGCCCTAAATTTATGCAGCGTATGGATTGTATCGTTTTTTATGCACCTCATCATCGGCATAATCATGGTCTCTTAACGGCAATGGATCCAGTTGTATCCACCCAGAGTCCCTTAAAACACGCAAGGCTTGAGACAAAGCGTCCACATAGTCATCGTGCCCTCCAGCCTCTGGAAACGAACACACTTGCCGTATAAACCGCTTTGCCCACGAGGCAAACTCACCAGGAATAGTGGCATCTTCGGGAATATACACTTTCCCTTTGGCAACTAGGGGTGCCACAATGTTTAATCGCTGGACTTTATCGGCTTTTCCTGGGTTGTAGCCCCTTACTGGCAGTCCAGTGCCTTGTAACTCTTGAATTAAGGAAATACCAGCCGATTTGTCTTCAATCAGAATCAAATCGGCTTTTCTGCCTTTAGCAAAGTCGTTATCTGCCCCGTACACCACTTCTTTGAAGTCGGCAACAATCTTTTTCCTCAACTCTGGGTATGATAGGTGGGCATCCCATGTGTCTAACAACATAACACATGTCCCCACGTCGTTATTTTCAAAAATACCCCATATTTCGCATGCAGTAGGGTCATTCACAGTTTTTTCACTGGTTGCTGGGTCATACGAGGCAATCACATACTCCAAGTTAGGGGTAGGTTTCTTTGCTGGCCACATCTTAAACCACTTCCGTTTAATAATACCAGCATCTTCTGGATCTAGAATCGCCCCATAGATCTCTTGCTTACCTAAGTCGGTGCCTTCATAGGTTTCCAAGGCTTTAAAGAACGAGCTAGACAAATTCGCACGATTTTCATACGAGCTGGCATTGACCACATACACATCGCCCCCAACTTTGCCTTCGTTCAAGTCTACAATCAACTCTCTAGGCTTGGGTGTGGTTGTAACAATCTGCTGCACCTTTTCAATCCGTGGATCTCTCAAACGCATCGTGAACTGTGCTTGGTCCCATGCCTCATCGATGTAGTCAAACGCTGCCAGCTCATCAAACCAGCCACCATGGAACTGTTTTCCTCGGTACCGCTCTGGTTCTGAGCCTGGTATGCCTTGGATGAGCGAGCCGTTCTTCAAATGAATTTCGAATAGCGACTTGTTGTAGTTTTCAATCAGACTATGTGGGATGATGTTCATCAGTCCAGAGTCCCCTTCAAAACATGTCGCTCGGATGTCGTTGGATGTCGGTGCCGTCACGAGCCAACGGGTGCCGTTGTACTTCGCAGCCCTCTGCCCAATCCAGTTGGATGCTGTATAGGTTTTACCAGCCCCCCGTCCAGCCAGCATGAGCATTGTGTTGTAGTCGTTATCCTCTGGTTCTCGCTGGTGGGGGAGTGCCTGCAGTTCCCAACGTACACACCACAGCGCCATGTCCAACTCTGGCTTTGGCCAATGCTTTTTTGCCGCTGCAAACTTGGCTAAGATCGATTCTTGTGCTTTGTTTAATGCCATACTGATAAAAATCCTTGTCCAACCACAAAAGGTTGCTTGGTTTCGATGTGAATGCAGGGTACTGAATTAATTAACTCAATCTTATCAATGTGCCGCCGTATACAGTTCTTTGTTCCACTGTCTGCGGGTTGCTTAGGGTGCAAATTGATGTTGGTTTTGAAGCGCAATTCGCTGGTGAAGCATTTTTCTTTATGATAAACAAAGGTTTTTATCCCTAGTGACTCACAAATCGACTGAATACCAGTTAAAAACTTTACATCTTTGCTGTAAATGTGAAACTGATCGGTATTTTCTTTGTAACACATTGGTTTTGTGGCTACTAACCCCTTTAACAACTCAATTCTTTGCTCTACACTACCAAAAAAATAGGCTACAGGCAAAATAGTCGGCATTTTTGCATATTTTGTGAGAAAAGCGTGTTTAATTGATGGTCTAATCTCAATTAATCGGTGGTTTTTCATAATAAACGACCATCCTACCGACTTAATCTTCTTCTGAACGTAGTCCATGAACTCTGGACGGATGTAATACTTGTCCGTAGTGTTACGGTTAGTCATCCACATACCCACAATGAACGGTGGGACGGGGTGATCCTCTGATAAAAAATGGATTGGCTTTACCGTATTTAACGAAAAGAAGTTTTGCCTCCACTCAACCAGTCCTCTTTCCAACATCTGAGGCACGGTGGCATAGCGTTGTTTAACTTTGTAAATCCGTACCCTCTTTGGGCGGTTAGATTCAACCTGACGGTTGTAAGATGTCAAAATGGGGAAGTTAGCATTCTTATCAACATCCACACTAAGACCGTCGCTAAGGTGTACTCGATACATTTCTGTAGGCATATATTCGTGTACAGACTGTATTTTAATTGGCAAACCTTCTTTTGAAAAGACATAATCCCCTTTGTTTAAATGCTGAATGAGTTTCCAACCAGTAGGTACTGGAACTGCTGTGCCATGAGCAATAGCCATCTATGCCTCCCCATACAACACCCAGTCATCCAACCAAGCATTCAAAGGATTTCTAATTTTGCTGATCATTTTGTGTGGCAGTTTAGAAACATCAACGTAGTTGTTTGCCGCTAGTCGAAACTTTAAGTAGGCTTTTACTTCACTATCCAACACAGTAGAAGGCACGTCTACCACTCGGAACTGATCAAAACTATACACGACCACTCGGATACCACCGATGTCTTTGTTCGGCTTTTCTAAGATGCCTTGGATCTGATATGCATACACTTCAGACATTCCTCTGCCTAGCTTTATCTTCAAACAATTTTATGCGTTCTCTCTTGCCCTTGGTAATTCGAATCGGTTTACCATCGGCTCTGCGTTTATAGTGTTTGGACATACGATCACGGTGTTCGGCCTTTAAAAACATCTCGGGCGATAACCAACGCTCCCCACGATAGCCATCTGACAGCATGTCTTGTCGGTAGTTGTAAAACACATAGCCATCCTGCCGGATGTCGCCATATTTGTATGGGGCATTTGTCAAAGGGTTTATTCGTTTCATACTTCCACTTATGCAAATACTATACAACTACCGCCCTTTTTCCATAAAAAAATACAAACTTGTATAGAAGGAGGCAGGGAAGCCACAGAAGCCAGGGTGTAAACAACCTTATTCCCTATTATATTATATATCTTTTTAAATAAATAAATAAATAAATAAAATATAAAGGATACCCTGTCCTATTACTATACAACCATTATAGAATAAGGCTCTGCGGGTCGATTTGGAGACAGGGTACGTTTTGTGCATCCTGTCCTATTACTATACAACTATATCTATCTCTATAAAAAACAAGCACTTAGGTGTTGTGCAAAAGACAGGATACACTTTTCACATCCTGTCTTATTACTATACAACTATATTAGTTTGTAAAAAAATAGTAAAAAAATAAAAAAATCATACGAATATCTAACAAACTGCACAGAAAAGATAACGAGGTCGTGGTTGGATAGAGTCTCATGGCCGGCCCGGTCAGGGAGTCAAAAAGGGGTGACGTGGTTTTTAAACAACACCCTACCGAAGTGATTACTTACTTACATGCCAAAGTGTGTGAGTGCTTACATTCCCAGGTGCTAGTAAGTACTTACTAACTTGGAAGTGTGCGCTTACTGACTTGGCTGCCGAAGTGAGTGCTTACTGACCAGACCAGAGTGAGTACTTACACACTTAGCCCCAGGTTAGTGAGTGCTTACTTACCCAGGAGCCAAGTTAGTATTTACTAACATGGGCAAAATGGCACACTGATACCATGGCGTTGTATTTATACAACAATAGGGTAAATACCTATTGACATATTGCTGCACCATCATGGTGCATGGCCGCACCACATTGGTGCACGATTAGAGGGGCATGGTGGCACGATCGCAGTATGGCATATACCTAGATATCAAAACAAGCCAAAATGCCATAGTGACTCTATACGAGCGTGCGAGTGGCATAGGGGCATTTTGCGTATTAATAGTATTTACCTATCATGGCATCATAGTTTTTTACTATCGTTTTTATATGGTAATAGATCAGACCTATCCCAGGTAAGGGTATACCCTTAGTACCTATTTAAATCGATTTATAGAGGCATAGAGGCATTTTGTACCATTTTGATACCCTAGTATTAAAACAAAA